ACCACCTTGCTGAACAGCTTGTACGACTTGCTTGAGATTAAATAAACCGTTTGCCATAAAACCTCAGAATGTAATAGTGCCAGAGGCAACAAACTTGTACACGCGCCATGCGCCTGCAATGTACGTTTCAGGGCCACCTGTTGTTGATGTAGCGGCAACTTGATACGCAGGGTAGCGAATGACTACGATGCCTGAACCGCCAGCCGCGCCATTGGTGTAGCTTGATCCATTGCCCGCACCACCACCACCGCCTGTGTTGTATAAACCAGATTGTGCGGCTGGGCCTCCATCATTTGCGGCATTTCCGCCGCCACCTGCGCCACCAAGACCGAGCGTAGGGCCGTAAAACCTAGTTGCGCCACCGCCACCGCCAGCATAAAAAGTTTGCGTACCAGTTATGGTTGAGCAAAGGCCCACGCCCCCATTACCACCGCTATCCGACAGGTAGGAACCATATCCGTCCATTCCGACCGAACCTGCACCGCCGCCACCGCCGCCTTCGTAATAACTAGCACCCGCATAAGTAGAAAGACCACCATTATTGCCTTGGCCAGCAGTTCCAGCACCTCCTGCGCTTTGGTAAGCACCGCCACCGCCAGAACCACCGCTATTTCCAGTGCCTCCACCACTTTGAGAGCCGCCACCTCCGCCACCAACAGCGGCAATGTTCCCAAAAACAGAACTAACGCCATTAGTGCCATTAGAAGACACGCTTGTAGAACCTGCGCCCCCAGCGCCAATAGTTACAGTAATGGAAGTGCCTATAGTTACTGGATAACCAGTAGCAGTTAATAAACCTCCAGCACCGCCACCGCCTGTGCCAGCACTAGCGGCTCCACCGCCACCCCCGCCAGCCACAACAAGGTACTCCACCTGCGTTACAGGTGAATTGATGCCGTCAAGCCCGACAGAAAGAATGCCGCCAACTCTATCAAGAGACATAGTAGCCTCCTATTAGGTGATTGCTTCAAATGTGGCTGTGTAGTTCAATGCGCTACCTGTACCGGAAATCACGCCTACAGACTGGTTCTCAGTCACATAGAACGATGAAGTCTTATCGGTAACAATGACGGAAGTGTTCGGAGGAACGCTTACTTGGTATGCAATGTAGTACGGTGTACCGCTTGCATAGGTCGCATTGTTTGAAATAGCCACAGTACAAGTTGCAGCAGAAGAAGTGACGTTAGCCACCACAATGCTGGTCACGCGGTTCACTGTATTGGCTGAAGGTGTCAAGCCTGTCAGCGAAGTAGAACCGTTATATGTCCATGCAACTGAAACAGAAGTATTAGACGGGATAACGTATGCTGAGTTACCGTAAATACTCGTGACGTTGACAATGTTTGGATTTGCCATGTTGACTCCTTAGAACCCGAAGATCATCGCCATTGCGATGGATTTACCTGTTGAAATGCCAGCAGTTCCCCATTCGGGTGCTGTAGCGCCGCTATTTACAACCAACGCTTGACCGGCAGTACCAATACCCAAACGCACAACGTCTGTGCCGTTAAAGTACATCGTGTCACCTGCGGTTGTTGTAGGGGCCAGCGCGTCAAATGCTGCTGTCTTTGTTGTTTGACCTGTACCACCGCTTGAGATGGGGACTGTGCCAATGGGAAGGGTAGACGCAACTTTTACATAGTCTGCGTTAGATGCAGCGCTATTAAAGAATACAAGTGCTTTTTCACCAGCAGCAATAGAAACACCCGTCTCGCCAGAAGCTTTAAACGTGATTGCGTACGAAGAAGCGTTATCAACAAGGTAGGTCTTGCTGTAGCTTGGGCCTGTAATTACCTTTGTGGTAGACGTTCCCGTAACTCTGATACACGCATACTGGGCTGTTGTTGTACCAATGTTAGAAGCTGAAGCATCGCCAAGGGTGTTAACCAAAGTGACTGCGCCGTCGCCAGAAAAGGCTAATGTACCCGCAATGGCGATATTGACGTATTCAGTAATACCATTATTAACGGTATCGCCCCACGTACCGGAGAGCGTGCCTTGTGTTGGGGTGACTAGCCCTAGTTGTCCTGTTGTAGCTGCCATTTAAAACTCCTATGTTGGAATGTCCGTCCATCCGGGGTTCTGTGTGGTTGACACATCCGCCCAATTTGGTGTTTGTGAATCGTTAATCACTGTCCACCCCCGAATAAATACAGTTCCAATTGCTCCAGTACCCTGCACACCTGTGACGATGACTCTGTCGCTTACTTTAACTGAAACTGTACCAATCTGTCCAGAACCTTGGACTCCAATTACGTTTTTAATTACATTCGCAATCGCAGTGCCAACGCTACCTGTACCTACTACACCCGTTGGTGTTGCTCCGCCGTTATAAACAAGCGTTACGCTACCAACAGAACCAATACCTTCAATGCCCGTTGGGATGATGGTTTCGCTCACATTTATCTGAACGCTACCAACATTACCCGTACCCAATACACCAGCAGGTGTAAACTGCACATACGGAACCGTCGTACCTACAGAGCCTGTTCCCTGTACCCCAGTAACCGTAATCGTTCTACCCACTCGAATGAGCGGCGTACCAATTGCGCCTACACCTTCAACACCAATCGGGATGATGAAATCATCAACGTTGACATTAAAGTTACCAATCTGCCCAACACCCTGCACACCCGTTGGCGTGAAAACGACTGTAGCCCTTACATCACCAATAGAGCCGTTAGCCACCACGCCCGTGAGCGTGAAGTTAACTTTTGGCAGGGTTGTGCCAATCTGACCTGTAGCAGAAACGCCTGTGGGTACAAACGTAACCGATACCGAAATCCCAACCGTTCCAACAGCGCCCGTACCTTGTACAGAAACACTGCCCGTGCCCCAAGGAGACTCACCCCACGCCTGACTACCCCAGCCATCAAGAGGCAGGACTTTGCCTATGCCTCCCCAGCCGTTGTCACCCCAAGCGTATTCGCCCCATGAAGACACTTCAACTCACTTACGCAATACGAATGATCGCAGTAGCTGCCGCAGCAACAGGGAACTGAATCGTGAAATCACCGGAACTTACCTGTTGATCGCCGCTAAAGCTCAAGACCGCGCAAGCCGCGCCAGATGCTGTGTCGTTGTAAATCAACGCGCCGCAAGTCGTAAACGTGGCAGAAGTCCATGTGGTATCTGAAAAATCACAAATAGCAGTTGTGCCGTCAGCAACGGGAGTCACCGAAGTCAATGTGTTACCGGGCTGTGTGTAGCCCGTTGCCGTAGCCAACTGATCCGTACCCATGTCAGAGTAGTTAGTTGTGGCCGCGCCAAACGTGCCAGAGCCAGCCGCTGTAGCTTTAAACAACGCAATTTTAAATGTGTTACCTGTGCTAGCGGTAAAGTTGTGAACAGCTTTTAGGATTTCGACCTTGAAGCTGGTGGGCATTGCCGTGGTAATAGTAATAGCCATTTTATATCTCCAATAGAGTTACAAGTTCAGGATGCCCCGCTTCACGGAGACGGTTAGCTAGAGTCGTGTTATTCGACTCAATTGCGCGTTTCATGTAGAACACCAACACACCACGGATGTGTTCACGAAAAGCTTGCGCCTGATCGCGAATGGCCGGATGGGACTGATCCCCAACATAGATAATTCGGTTTAACGCTTGCTCGGCAAGCTCTTCGGGGTTGAACCCACGATGGTCTACCTTGTGGATTAGCACGTTACCAATTTCACCAGCAGATTCAGTTGCAAACATTAGTTTGAACTCCTAATAAGAGCCGCCGTAGCGGTGTTTGCGGGCATTGTGATTGTGAATGTACCAACGGATGTTTTGTCAGAACCGAAGTCCAACACAGCAATAGAAGGCTTACCGGCAACGGTATCGTTGTAAATCAACGCACATCTTGCGGTAATTGCGCCTGCCCAAGAGATGTTTGGGAAGCCCACAAAAGCGGTGTATCCAGACGTGCCGATTGTGATGGGAGTTAGCTGTGCACCGCCAGCAGAGTAAGTGCCTGTGTTAGCCACTTCGTTTGTAGCTGAATATGCGGTTGTATCTTCGTTTAAATTTGCGCTGGCTGTGTACAGGGCAATCTTAATCACATCAGTTGTCAGGTCATGAATACCTTGATACAACTGCGCCTTAAAACTGGTGGTCTGGGTTTGGATAATCGACATATCAAGTTACCTTCTGACGGAACTGACCAGAACGGTAAGCGTCTTGACGCTCCATACCATCGCCCAAACGTTTAGCCAACGCTAATGCTTCCATAAACTTCTGATTGTACAACTGCATCATGTCTTGCTCACCCTTCATGTAGGTGTAAGCCTCAACCAAAGATGCATACAAAAGCACAGAGTCAAAGTTATCACCCAGCCAAGTTGTGGTAGCCGTGACAATCGACTCTGGGTAATAGTAGTAATGCAGTTCAGAACCGTACGACGCGTCTGGTGTAGGGCCAAGAATAAAAGTTAACTCTGCCGCATTAGACGACTGAGGGCCAAACAGCGCGTAATACTTAGGAATCCCCGTGTCTGTGGGCTGTGGGTATGCCTGCCGAATAAAGTTAACGTCTTTGTTTAACAAGTACTCGTACTCTCCACTGGCGTTGATAACAGCCAACGAATACACCGCCAAAAAATCCGAAGGGCACTGCAAATACTTGTTATTTGTAGTCATCGATCCCGTCACGTTCTTACGAATGGACGGGAACTGAACCGAGTTATAAATACGCTGCTCAGCTTGCTGAACGAACACGGGAATATTAGCCACGAAATCTGCTTCCGTGTTCTCCGTGTACGCTTGAATCGCGTTGCTGAGTGCGGTGTAATTCATGCCATCGGGCCTCTGGCCATAGTTCCCTTGGTAGCCGCGCCGTTGCCACGGGTGACAATACCGGATGTCTTAGTGGTTTCGTTACCAGCGTTTTTGCTGATGTTGCCAATAGACATATTGACGGTGTCGGCTTTACTGCGGTTTGGGGGAATGCCGGGATTTGTAGAGGCGGGTTGATTGTTAATCTTGGCCATGTTATTTCCCCTGATTCTTAACTTTGGCCATACCGCGGCCATACTGCATCATC